TTGTTCAGTTCCTCCACAATCTGCGGCCACACGGCCTCGACCTGAGCCTTCCACGCCTCCAGGGCCGCGAGGCGGTCCTTGATCTGCTGCGGCATCAGCAGTGCCAGCAATTTCTCCAGCATCAGCAGATCCTCACGTTAGTAGTAACAAGACTTATCTTCATCTTCTTCATAGGTATCGGAATCTTCTTCCCCTTCTTCTTCGTCTTGCAACTCATAGTACTCATAGTTTTCCCACATAACTTATAAGCCCCATAACTCGTTTGAGCCATCCCCTACGGTATCTAGACCATGTATCTAGATCAGAGTAACGAATGATCCTATTAACCATGTACCAGTGGATAACGTCTTCTACTTTAGACTTTTCTAGTGCAGAGCGGGTTTGCTCACCTACTACACCATCTTCAGTAACTCTGAGGACTCTCTGGAGGAATTTGATTGCCGTACCAGTACCCATGTTTACTGCCGTATCAAACAAGATCAAGGCAAGTTTGGGACTAATATCAGCTACCTTGGCACCACTACCCAACCAGTAATCCCGGTAGTAGATAGTCTTGGCTTCATCCAAAGTCAGATTAGCAATGTCTAGATGGGGGTAGGCTTTGTGACTAATACCATACTTAGTCTCTCCACCTGGGTCGTAGTGGTCATTGATGTAACCACCTTCAGCAGCAAGAACGAAATCTAGACCTTTCTCAAAGACATCGTTCCTTTGAATTGGTTTTTCTACTATAGTAACTTTAGGCTCTACCTTTACTTCAGGAGTAATAGGTTCCTTCTTAAGATACTTAACTAGCTTATCGAGAAACCCCATTTATGCCACTCCTCGTAGTTTTTCAGTCGTGCGATACCACCCAAGCCCCAACATACCAAAGAGTAGGGTCATAAGTGTTTCTAGCTCCAAAGCCCCCATCTCTACATTATACCCTGCAATTGCAAGAATGAAATTCATCGTGGGCCTTGCAATAAACTGATAAGATAGGCCCAGAGCACAAATCCAACCAACAGCAGGACGCCAACCATTACGAAATAGAGACGCTGAAGACGACTCTGCAATATTGATTTCGGCTTGCTTCTCTGCAATTGTAGTCTCTGAAGCAAGCTCTGCAAGGGCACCTTCCTGTTGGAGTTTGAAGAGTTCTAGTTTGGCTTTATCAGCCGCTTCCTTATCAGGGAAAATTCTTTCAATTACTTTGATCCCTGCTTCGATCAGAACTGGAACTGCTAGTGCGGGGATAGCCATGATTTGTTGGCCTCTCTTGCTTTAGATGTTCTATCTCAACTTGTAGTCTAGTCTTAGCATCCTGACACTGTTGTGCGATAGATTCTAATTTTTCAATTCTAGTTTCGTGACGGGCTCCATCTTCTGCTGTGAAACGACCTCCTGGCTTCTTGAAGGACTCAAGTGCTGATTTGACACTATCGAGGTCGCTCTTGAGGTAGGCAATGTCCACGTTAGTAGTAATGACCAAATCACGAACAGCGACAGCACCGAGCGATGCAGCCGAGAGAAACGCGACGACGAGTCCCGAGGTGAGCGTTGGCCCAAGCCGGTCAATGAATGACTGTTTTTCTTCCGCCACGATTCCCCCCTATTCATCACATAGCCCTCATAATAAGCGGGGCACCAGAATGCGATGCCTTATCACCAGACTTATTGAGTGAGGTCAGTGCCTCTTCGAATCCCAACTTCCAGATCTGGAGGCGAGGATCGTTCATCAAGAAACTCTCCGCTTCAAGTAGCGTGCCATACAGATAAACATCTGGATATTCAGTTATAATCCAATTCGTCTGATTATCATCAGCCAGAGGATCAAAAGCATAGTAATACATCTCTACTTCATATATGGTGTCTGGAGTAGTTTCAAAGTGAAGCTCTTCTCCAATGATTGTATACCAAGAGGGTTGTGCAGAATATGCACTGTTGTAGTTCATGATAGCTGGAGGTAGATACTCCAGAGTTTTGACGGGAGAAGTGTTGAGCTTAAGTGCTCTCATCTCCAAGAAGTCAGTAGGGAGTGCTAGTGTTCGTTGATCGGCTACCGTATCAGCAGTAGCCCTCTTCTCCATCTTCCAGTGGCGCAGTCTGCGTTTTAGCTTTGACTCACAAAGCTCCACAAAAGTAGGAATGACGGCATCAAGATCATCACGATCAAGATAGTTACTAACAGTAGTCCCCAACGTGTCATAGGTTAGACTCACTTTTTGAACACTCCATCAGTACTATTAGCAAGAATAAAGTAGTAACCCCAAGTCTTAAGAAGCTCTACAACTTGGTGTTTCTTTATAATACTCTCTACCATAATCAAAGGAGAACAGCGGTTGATCGTCTCTTCTCCACCTTTAAGGACTTCATACTCATGCCCTTCTACATCCAACTGTATAAAATCTACTTGTTCTTCCTTAAAGAGACTATCTATAGTTAGAACTTCTTGAGTAAACTCTTCAGTTATTTCAGGATATTCAGCATCCTTTACAAAAGCAGCCCCAGAGTTTCTTCGACCATCTGGGAATTCATCTTGCAAGAAAGTCAGTGTACCTGTCTTATCAGATAAACCCTTATTAACAGCAAAGACGTTAGGGATACCTTCTAGATTCTTTTTAAGACACTCAAAGTTTTTGTTACTAGGTTCAAAAGTAACCACATTTCTGAAGTACTTAGAAAGTTTAATAGGGTGAATACCTACATGACCTCCAGCTTGAATACAAGTATTAAAGCCTTTTACATACTCCATTACTACATCAAGAAAAGGAACGTCCTTTATAATCTCTGCTACTGCACCATCTTCACTTTCTTCGTAAGGAACCCAAAGTTTATAGGTTTCAGAATAATGCATTACTTTCCTCGATTAGCAGACCACAAGTAGTTATCTAGATCCTTAAACCACTTACGTAGTTTATCATCATCCCAAAAGATACCCTGCTCTACTAGCATCTGCATCTGCAAGGGGGAAATAGAACCTAGAAGTCTACCTGAAGTTTGAGTACCATCACCCATATAGACAGGTTTATTATTACCTCTCAAATGAGCATTGACTTTTAGGATACTGGTTACATCTTCCTTATCTTGAACCTTTAGATTCCCTTCCTGATCGTACTCAGCTTCAGTCCAACCAAAACCAGTCTTATTAGGAATTATTGCTAGATCCGACATCTTGCTCGCCTCTACTCAACATGTCCTCAATAGTAGCTTTAGCTAACCTATTGTGATATTCAAAGGTTCCAATGTGCCTGACCAACTGAGATAGATCGTGGTCGATATAAAGAGAGATACCTAGTTCATGCTTTACTTTCTTAAAGAAGAATACATCTTCGCCTAGAAGATCATTGTTCTCCATCCATACAGTATCAAACCAAGGAAAGTCCATCTTGCGAAAGATATCCGCAGTACAAAGCAATACACCAAACCCTGTACTATCTACTTCTTCAAGACCCTTATCATCAGGGTCAGTACGAACAAAGCGCCTATCTTTATCTGTAGTTACTGGTGTAGACATCAAACCACGTTTGACGTAATTAGCACCAACTAGAGGTAACTTCCTATCAATCAACTTAAGCAAAGCATCTGGAGGGAATGCCATATCAGAATCCAACCAGAGAATCCAATCAGCACCCCACTTAAGGGCATCCTTCACAAGTTCGGTTCTAGAACCAACCAAGAGAGAACTCCTGAAGATAAATACATTCACATCAAGAGTATTCCAACCTTTCTTTTCAGCGTCCTTATTCCAGTCATTTACAAGTGCTTGCATTGCAAGCAAAGAGTGCATGAAATCAACTACAATGTAATCCGTTGCTGGGATACAAATAGCGACTTTGATTGCTTTGCTTTCAGTCATAAACCTCCGAAGGCAGGGAGCCCCGAAGGGCTCCCTTAGATAGTTATATCAACCAGTCCAAGTGTAGTAGGCACCCGAAGAAGCGGTAGCAAGAGCCTCAAGAGTAGACTCCATGAGGATCATCTTCTTCTCGTTATCACCATCCTTCGCAAGATCCGTCGTCTGCAACGGACGAAGAACAGCGTGGCGCCAGTGCTGCAACTCAAGAGCTGCGATAGACTGCGTACCCATCTGGTGCGCCGCAACAACACGCTGCACACCAAAGTCACCATCCCAGATATTCACGGCATAGCTGAAACGCTTGGCATCAGCATCCATGTTCCACTGGTAGGCCGAAGAGCTAAGGCCCGCAAGAGCAGAAACCTTGGTCTTCATAGCCGCATTAACATACATAACATCGGGCGAGCAACCAGCCGTAAAGAGCGTCTGGAGCATCGTCTGAATGTCAGTACGGGTAACAGCAGTAGTCGTGCTAGAAGTCGTGCAGAAACCCGCAACACCCTTCAGCACACGGGCGGTAGTAGCACCACCAGTATTAGCAGCAGTATTCTGGAACATCGAAAGTTCCAGGTCACGCTTCATTTCCTTGGTGGCATTAACCACACGGTAAGCCATCTCAGACTTCATACCCGCCTTCATCACCACTTCCTGCGTGCCAGAGACAGCAATCGTCTTGGCATTAATCTGGCAGATATTGACGTTACGAGTCAGCGTGGTTGGAGAAGTGAACGAAGCCACATCACCTTCCAGGGCAGTCGTAGTAGCAGCATTCGCAAGCGAGTGGGTCAGCCACTCATGGTAGACGTTGGTCGCCTTAGAACGCTTCAGGTTAGAGAGAAAGGGCGTCTCCGCAGGGGTGACGTTAGTGATCATATCCATCAGATCTTCACGATTCTGGCGGCCTACACCGGACGCACCAGACTGATGATAAACCTGACCAGTACCAGAAAGCATAGTCATAGTTAATTACTCCTAAATGATTAGAGCCTATCCATCAATACATTGACCCAATCATCAGTATGCTGACTCTTCAAAGCAGACTTATACTTCTTCTCGTACTGTTTCTTTACAGCCTGTTCCGGTTCAACCCGCTGGGT